TTTGAGTTCAAAGGTCTGTAATCGCGAATATTCGGACTTTCCCAGCTGCCTCAAACTTTCGTGAGAGACGACCTAGTTTGGCATCATCAAGTTTCTTCTGAATTTCATTAGATTCTTTAGTGTTCAAATGTAGGTACGACTCGTGCCAACCATCTGTATAATATTCCACATCGTCTTGGAATAATTTCCAGACTGCCGGCGCTGTTATTTTACATACTTTCTCCAAAGCTCCCATCAGGCTTGGGTAGTGAGTGTGAAATGCATAAGCATCAATACCACCACTTACACCTGATGTATGGAAATTGGGTCCTGCCGTCGTTAATTGCAATAATTTCCCGTTGGGTCTAAGACGTATAGTCTTATAATCTAAGGGGCTTAAAGCAAGAGCTATCTCTGGAAGATTTAGAGTAGATCCCAGACCTTCAAATGGTCTAGTGATCGTGCTCAGATTTTCTTTAGGAGTAGCTTTTATTAACCGAAATAAGGACAGTATGGAGAGAGTAATTCTAATACCGACGATATCTCCGGACTCTATAAGAGTACGAAGTTCTATCGGAATTATTAGAGGTACTCCTCTACGAGTAGCAACCCGACAATCAGCTTTCGCGACTTCGGGTGTACCCGCCAAGACTTTCGTAACTAGACGGTGTGCCTCTTTAAGGTACACTACCAAGAAATCAGGTCCATTATGTTTCCATGTGGATCTAATTCTTTGGATAAGTCTATACGACGCCTCTTTGGTACGGTAATCGGAAAGTAAAAGAAGTAGGACTCTCGACCATCCACCTAACCTAGATAAGGTTATGTTTTTAATCGAAGCCCTATTGTGCATCGTTGTTTTTGTCGCTTGTTTATTATTTTTCATAGTAAAAATTTTAAATTTGAGGCAAAGATAGCGCAGCACCCTTCTGATAAGAGATAGTAATATTTCAACTATCAATAGAAGGATCGGAATACTCACCGATTTAGAATAAATGTGTCTATGCTTGAACCGTGTAGGAGAAGTATTAAAATAATTAACCTCTCCCTTAGGTCCACGACAACGAAGTAAATCAACGATTGCCTCAGTAGCCATACGCACCGCCCACCTGGTGGGAAGTACATCTTCAATGTATGATGAAGATCATAGTCCCTTATTACAAATGGGGGTTATGTTTGACACGATGCGCTACAACTACGGAGTACTGTACCTCTTTCGAGGGCCAGGACGAAGTGATTGGAAGCGACGCCAATCTAATCGCAGCACTAGGTTTACGGACATTCTCACTAATCTAGGTCTCTCAACCTAGAAGGAGCATTTTTGGGCATATTCAAGGTTTCGAAAGAAACGACGTGAGCTGGAAGGCTC